CCTGCAACTGTAGTAACATTTGCATCTATTCCTGCTACTGTGTTTACGTTAGCTATGTTAGTACCTACTGTGTTAACATTAGCTATGTTATTTGAAACTGTGTCTATTTCAGATGTAGCCTCATTTAAATCATTAGCCGCAGTTTCTATTTCTGAAATTGCTTCGTTTAAATCATTTGCTACTGTAACAACATCTGCAATGTTTGTAGCCACTGTTGATACATCTGCTATGTTGGTAGCAACTGTTCCAATATCTGCTTCATCACCTGCAACAGCTGTAACGTCTGAACTAATACCTGCAACCGTAGTTACGTCAGCACTAATACCTGCTACTGTTGTAATGTTAGGTATGTTAGTTGATATNAATTGTTTNTTNACAGCATCNGTATTNTCTACNGGGTCTGCNACATTTTTTAATCTTTTANTTTGNNTNTCCCANTNAAAATCTACGTTATCTAAGGATATAACATCACCTGCTTTATCAATAGCCTCTTGAGACATATAGAAAGCTTGGTCACTATCTGTATCTAGGTCATTTTCAGTTAGTACTGAGCCTGATACGTAGTCTACTAATTTTGTATTTTGGCTTGTAGTTCTTCTTATTTCAATCGCAGCATTATTAGCCGGCGCTGTGTCAAACGTAAGGTTAGTGCCTGCGGCATCCAAAGTGTAAGCTGTAACGTTTACACCCGCTACTGTAGCTGATAAATCGGCTGTATCTCTGTAACTAAAAGGTATAGCGTATGTAGTAGTTGTACCGTTTCCGGTGTATCTTACGAATGAATTAGCCATAGTTTGTGTTTATCTCTTCTAAAAGGGGTACTTTATTCAGTTAATATTGTTATTGCTGATTTCTTTTTCTTTTTTAAGTCTTTATAAGCATCTTTAAGTATAGACATTTCCTCTTCTTCTATTGTTGCTAGTTGTGGAAATTCTTCAGCCATTAAGTTATATGCCACACTTTCAACAGTAGTTATTATGCTGTTTATGTATTTTTGTTGTAAATCAATACCATTAACTATTCCATTAGTATTTTCAGGGTTTGGAATGTTTAAATTAAGACTGCTATTTTTGTTTTTAATTTGGTCTTCTACAAACTGTTTTAGTGACACACCTTTAGTTTTACTTATTTGACCAGTTGGTGTAATTTTAATTTCAGATTTTATTTCCATCCATCTATCATAAGCTGTTTGACCATCAAATTTTCTTAAACTTTTTAAATCAACATCCTGCCCTGTAATTCTTTTTGCAACTGCTGATGGTGGTCTGTAGTTAATATCAGTTCGGTCTTTAAAAAAGTTAGAGGTTGCATCATTTCTGTAATCAGACATACTAAACGGACTGGAAATAACACCATCTCTTCCACCTAAGCCAAATAACCAAGCTCTTTTAGTTTTTACTTTTTCACCCCAAACATTTCTTTTAGGCATCACTCTTTCTTGTGGATTGTCTGCAAAATATCTTTGTAACCTATCACTTAATGTCCACAAATCTTTTTCATATTCATCTGTTACTCTGTCAACATATCTAACACCACCTGATAGAGGTAAAAATTTGTAAGCACCTTTTGCAAGAGAAGCTTCAATTCTTTGTTCAGGTTTTCTAGAACTAGCTAATCCACCACCAAAAAATGCTTGATAAGTGTCAATAATATTTTTTGTATAAAACTTAGAAGTAAAATTTCTTGTAATACCTAACACAGTTCCCATTGCTAACTCATGTATTATAGATTGTTCTTGTGGTGATAACACTCCATTTGATTTATCCATAGTTTCAAATATATCTGCCATTATAAATATTGGTGTCATTATAGGGTCAAGACGATTAAATTGAATATATCTTCCATCTGCTGTAATATAAGAATATGGTTTCCAACCCACTAAATCTTCTTTAGCTTGATTTTCTCTCCAATCATTACTTCCACCACCTGTAAATCTACCTGCTGAAACTAAAGCAAAAGCTGTAGACCATAACAACCAACCTGACTGTATTCTAGCATTAGCTTCTGCGGCTGCTTCTGGATTTAAATAGTTTTTCTTACTTGCTGATAAACCTGATTTTACTGAGCTAACTCCTGCAAAACTTTTTCTAGCAACGTGTTTAATTTTACCATCAACTAAATCTTCTGTTTCTGCTAACATGTGTCTCATTTGGAATTGATATCTACCAAGAACAGGTAAATGTTGAAAATTCCATCTTAATAAATTTGAAGGTGTATTAATAAAGTGTAATCCTAAAACTCTAGCTACTCTTCCTTTACCTTGTGTTTGGTCTAATACCCAACCAGTAATACCACCTTCTTCTTCACCTGTAACAGGATTTGTAGAATAAGCTGACTGTGTAAAAGATAGTTCTCTAGCATATTGTAAAGGTGAGTTTAAAGTTTCATCAACTGTAGTTCCAATTGCAGTTGCAACACCATTTTCATCTACAAATCTTTTTTCTATATCTTTAAATTTAGCTTTATAATCTTGTGTAAATATTTTACCTTTTAAATAAATTCCATAATCAGGATTATTTTGCATAATTTCTGAATTAATAATAGAAGTTAATCTAGCTTTAAAAGCCATAGTTTTCATAAATTCATCACCTGCTGCCAGTACTCTTAATGGTATAGTTTGTGCAAACCCTGCAACTTCAAAAGGTGCTTGTGCAATTTTACCTGCGGCACTTCCGATAGCATCATTAGAAATTCTAGCACCAAGTTCAGCAATCGGTTCTGAAATAGTTTTACCCCATTCACTTATAAATCTTTGTAATTGTCCTTGCCTAATGTTTGCATCAAATTTCATTTGAGCACTATCTAACGTAGCTCTTCCTTTTATAAGAGTTTTTCCGGCTGCTTTTAAAGCGTGTCCTAAATAAATATATTGATAAATATAAGTTTGTAATGCTTCTCTAGCAATTACTAAAGCTCTATGTCTATCAGTAGTAACCATATTTGCAGCTCTTAAAAGTTGTACAAAAGGTTTCCATTGCGATTGTATTAACCCAGATATTAAATTAAGTTCATGTGTATCAGGTGAAGATAGTAAATTGTTATTGACATACTCAGCAGCCAAATCCCATTTGTTTGTTTTTTTAGCATCTTGTAATGCTAAGATAACTTGTTCATCATCATCTAATTTACCAATAGCTTCTATAAATTTTTCTTTATTACCAGTTTTTAACTTAAACATTTTAGGGTCTTCAGGTCTAGCAATTAATTCAGCAACACGTGCTTTGTCTTTTACAATTCTACCGGCAGTCGTACTTCTAGCTGCTGCTGTTCCTAAATCAGAATTTATTTGAATTAACTCATCTAACCCTTCCAACATTATGTCAAATTGTTTTTCAATTTCTTTTCTTCTTGTAGGTGTTAAATCTATTCTTGAATATTCATTAGAAATGTTTACAATTTCAGCACTATCTTTTGCAAGTAAATCTCCTGCCAAAACTCTGTAAGCAAACTGTTCTTTTGTCTTAGGGTCGTTTGCCATTTGTTTAAGTTCTTTTCTAATTTTCTTAGGGTCACCACCCATTTCTATAGCTCTTTTACCTGCTATCTCAACCATTTCATCTAATGAGACTACTTCTCCACTATCAACTTTATTTTTTAATAATTTAGCTCTTTGTTTAATAAGTTGTCTATAAGAACCGGGTTTGTATCTTGTAATGTTTATTGGAAGTTTAGAAGGCTTGTCTTCACCTGTAATAGGGTCTGCTTTAAAGTTAAAAAATCTATTATTAAAAGTATCTTCGTTTAATTCTTGTTCAGCTTTAATTTGTTTTTTAGTTTTTTTAGGTTGGTTTTGATATAATTCTTTTTTTGTTTTACGTACACTTAAATCTTTAAACAGTTGTCTACCTGTAATATTACTTTGTCCATACTCATGTATGTCTACCAATTGTTTAACAGCAGTATTTTTTAAATTTCTATTTGTTAATTTAAAAGCTCCAGCAGAAAAAGTTCCACCAAATACAGTACCTAAACCAAAACCTGCGGCAGTACTTAAAGCTGTTTGTTTTAAATCTAATTCGTTTTGTATATCAGCTTTTATAGCTGTGTTTTGTAATATTATATCTTGAGTTCCATTTGTAATAGCACCAAAATAACCTTCATACAATGCACCTTTTTTTACAGCTTGACCAATAGATTCTTTTGTTGCTTGCTTAGCCATTTCTTCTATAGCAGCTTTATTAATTTCTTGAGCCATTTTACCTTTTAACAATTCTTTTAAACCTAGTTTAAAACTTTGTTTAGCAACTTGACCACCTACACCAACACCTATTAAATTAACAGGGTCAGCTAACATAGCTCCACCATTGTCAATTAACCATCCACCAAAACTTCTATTAGGGTCATCCCAAAAAGAAGGTAAAGAAGAATAAGTTTGTTGAATATAAGAAAATTCTTTTATTCTTTCAGGATTAGTTTCATTAGCAACAGATGCTAAATCAAAACCCATAGATACAGTGTTGTTATTTCTCCAAGACCTATCTTCATAAAAATACTCTAACAAATCAGCAGCATTTTTATTTTGAAAACTTGGGTCATTATTTCTGTAAGAATAATAACTTCTTAATGTATTGTAAAATCTTTCAGTCTGTATTTCATCTAAAGCTGCTTGAGCGTTTTGTGCTTTTTGTAAATCACTTGTGTTGCTATATGTAGTTTCTGATAAAAACTCAGCCATTATTAATTACCTTTAGTTATTGCTTTAATTGCATTTTGTATATCAATAGGGGATATTTGATATGTTTTAGAAGTACCTCTAAATTGTTCAGATAAATTTCTTAACAATTCATTAAAATCTGCTTGTTCCATTGCAGCAATATTTTCAGATGTAAATTGAAGATTTCCTAATGCATTTTGTAAATAATTAGAAATAAAAGGTATTATTTTTTGTTCTTTAAACTCATCTAATGAAGGTTGATTAAAAGGTATAAAATCTTTAAATCTGCTGTCTTCATTAATATCAGGCAATTGAATAAGTCCTTCATCAAGTTCTAATTGTTTGTTAAGAGCTTGTATAATAGGTGTTACTCCTTGTTCAGTGTAACGTTTTAATTTTTCTTGACGAGCTGTTTCTAATTCTTTTTGTTCTGCTTCGTAAGATGTAAATGATTGCATTTGTGGTTGTACATTATCTGGTGTAAATCTTGTTTTCATTACATCACCCAATGATTGCATAAATTCATCTTTTTCTTTTCTTGAAGGGGATTTACCGTTATTTTCTAATTTGTAATTATTTTCAAAATCAATAATTTCTTTTCTAAGATAAGCATTAGCATTTCTAATAGCTTCTCCAGAATTAGGTTTTTCCATTCCAACCATACCTACATTAAAATTACCTTTAATACTATTAATAATATCAGTTGTAACACTGCTGTAAGTAAAGTCTGTTTTGTAAATTGGTTTAATACCGTTGTTTAAATCTGAAGTATAATTATTATAGTACGTCAATGCTTTACCAAAATTGTCAGAAGAAACATTTTTAGAAATTAAATCTTCCATTAATTCAGTTTGACTACCATATCCACCTTCAAATATTTGACTTGTAATATCTGTAAATACATTGGGGTCAGTATTTACAAATCTGTTTTTATCTACCATAGCATCAAACGCAGCTAATATTGTAGGGTCTCCATATGTTTGTAATTTTTCTCTTAATTTTAATTGCTCATCATAAGTACGATATCTCTCAACACTCACACCATTTTTTTCTTCAGTAATTTTAGAATTTGATGTTGTAAATATTTCTCTAATTTCATCTTTTCTAATATTATCTTTGTTAAGTCTGTCTTGTTGTGTTAATGTTACTTTTCTATCTCTTAATTTTTTAACTAATTTATCAACATCTTCTCTTTTAGTATTCATTAATGAACCTAAATTCATACCATCTTTTCCAACACCTCTATTAGCTGATAATATTTTTAAACCTCTATCTATTTCTTCTGGTGTGGTTGCGGTGTTATATAAACTTTCAGCGGCTGCAATGGCAATATCGTTTTTCTCTTCATTAGAATAAAATTTTCTAATTGTTCCACCCCCTTCTTCTGGTGGTAAATCATAATCTAATCCTTTATTAATAGTTTCCCATTCATTTCCAATGTCTTCATTTAAAACTAATTTTACACCTTCATTTATTTTTGTAGTTTGAGCAAAGTCACTTCTAACTTTTGCATCTTTTATAGCTTCATCTGCTTTGTATTTATTAAATACTGCTGAAAAACCTAAAGCATAAGAACCTTCTTTATCTGCAAAACTAGGTAAATACTGTTTGTAAAAAGCAGGTAAATTAGTCTCACGAAAATCATAATTACTTTTATTTTCTTCTATAGTTTTTATTGCATCAATAGCTTGTACTTTTCCTGTGTGGTATTGAATAGTTTTGTCAACATATTTACCACTTAATTTAGGGTGTTTACCTTCTAGTATTTCTTTTTGAACGGTGTTTATATCTTTTGTAGTTAACAACTGGTTCATTTCTTGTACAGCTTCATCTTTTTTATTTTGCACTTCTTTTAACATTATTCTGCTAATAGCAGGATTAACGTCTTTTCTTAAAATATTTACTAAATCTGTAGCATCAGTTGATGTTGCTGCATTTACTCTACCTGCGAACGTAGAGCCCATGTATTTATTTGTAACTCTTGATTTATATGCCATTATGGTGCTACTACCTCTCCTGTATCTGGTTTAGTTAATGCTTTATTCATTTGATAACCTTCCATAGTTGCGGTTCCTACTTGTAATAATAATCCTGTTTGGCTAGGCATAGTAACTGGTTTAATACTATTATATCTTCTTTGTTGTGCAGCATATGCATCATCTTCTTGATACATTAATTTAATTACATCTGTTTCATAATCTCTTGCCACATCTAAGAATTGCATGTCATATGTACCTGCAATATCTTGTATAATTTTAGTGCCATTACCTGCGTTCATATTTAATGCTTGTGCTTCTTTTTTATTATTTTCTTGGGATATTCTAAAATCTTCTGCTTTCTTTTCTCTACTTGCTGCTACTTTTTCTGCATCTATTTTAGCTAAATCATTTAAATATGCTTGGTCAGAGTTTTTTCTTGTTATTTCATTTGCTGTTTCTTGGCTTTTTGCAACTTCTTTTTTGCTCCTGTAATCTTGTACTGCTGTAGCTATCTTCAATCCGGCAGTTATTGCCGATACTGCATCACACATAGTTAATTGTTTATCTCCTTCATCATTAATAAAAATGGCATTTTACCAAAACCATAATCTCCTATTTCAGTTTTTGGTTCAAAGCCTAAATACTGAAGCCATTTTAGTGACTTCCAATTTCTTTTGTCTACAAAGTTATAAAGATATTTATAACCTTTACCCATCTCATCTATCCAATACGGACATTCTTTTATAAATTGTTTTGTATGTTTGAATAATGTTTCACTAGACAACATCCATGCTACACCATAATCAGGCTCAGCACATTTAGCAACACCGAACATACCTATAACACCTTCATCTTTGGTACCTATAATACTATAAACTTTACCATTAGGTTCCGTAAACGGAAACACTAAAGCTTGTAAAGGTGAAGAGTTGTTAGATGCTCTAATCTCTGCACGGTCAGCTTGGCGTATTCTAGGTGCTAATTCTAAAGTATCTTTTAGTATAGCGGGTCGCACGTAATTTTCTCTGGTCATTTAAATCCTTTGTGAACGATTATGATAATATCCTTCTACCTCTGCACTAGCAATATACATTGGCAAGTGTGAAGAACTTTTAATATCTAATGTAAAATCTGTGTTTCTACATGAAACGGGTACCTTAATAGTTCCTGAACTAATAGCCGGTACACCTACTTTACTTGTAGCTGTTCCAATAACATATCCATTCATAAATGAATAACTTGTACTTCTACCGTTAGGTGTTACTTCAACTTGAAAATAACCTGAAGTTTCATAATTTAATGATATGTTTCTAATTTGATAACGTCCAGAAGTAATAGCAACTAATCCTCTGCCTGAATTTTCTCTAACATATTGAGGTGACATTGTGTATTTACTTTCATATGGAATACCAATAATTAAATTTGTGTGGTTACCTTCTATTGTATATGTAGAACCTGAAGTATTTGTGACCGCATAATTATTTCCATTAACACCATCAACTGCAATTAAACCTGTTTTAGCTCCATACGGAGATGTAAACGTAGTTAAATCTGTATTAGCATCATATGTTCCTGTAACATTTTTTCTTAAATCTAAATATATATTAAAACCTATAGTGCTATCTCTTAAATTTCTTAAATCAATTTTTACTAATTTAGTATCTGTTCCTTCTACTACTAATAAATAAACAAAACTTTCAAAAGACATTCCACCTAGTATTTTAGCATTATCAAATGTCCACTTAGACCATGCAGTTTGTACTTTTTCACCTTTATCAAAAAAGTATTTATAGATAAACATGGTACCACCATTAGTTGATGTAATGTCTGTACCTGTAGTGTAAGGCGCTGTTTGTGTATCTGCTGTATCTGAAGCTAATGTAATTAAAGTATCTTCAGTTGTATTACTAATTAGTTGATATGCATTACTTGGTATTAAATTTTGTACTGATACTGTAATATCTAAACCATCATTAGTTAGTGTATCATCATCTGCATAATACTCTCTAATTGCTGTATTATTATTTCTTGCTTGTGCAAAATATGCATACTTACCTGCTGATACAGGTTTTACGTTAGCATCAAATTCAAATGCTGAAACTTCATTAAGTACTGCACTTGTAGGAGATATTGTTTCTGCAACACTTCCTAATTTGTATTGTGCTTTTTCAGAAAATAATAATAAACTTTCATTAAATGCAACACTATCAAATAGTGTATTAACTTCAGAACCTGAAGCTGCAATATCAATTGGGTCTGTATCTAATACTTGTGTAACTGTTTTAGAAAAGAAATTAAAAAAACCTGCATTTTCAGATAAAATTAAATTATCTCTTGAAAGCATCCCTAATCTATTTTTATAAAACAATAAATTATTAATTTGGTTTCCTACAAAACTTGGGTTAGAGTTTGTAATTCCATCACCCGCATTTCTATCATCCCAATCTATTTCTTGAAATGTAAATGTACCATCATTATTATTTATTAAAGCATGTGGCAACGTAGAATTATTTAAACCAAGACTTACACCTTGACCTATAGTTTCTTTCCAAACACCATCTGTTTCAAATTTTACATAATAATCTGATAGTGTATCTCCATCTCTTCACCTGTAACTTTTATAATACTGTCTGTGCTTGCATGATATGGTAATTTTGTAAAGTCAGATATTTCATCTCTTATAGAATACATACCTGTATTACCAGAACCATCAGCTGTTAACACTGTGTAATTACTNTTNCCATCTGTTGAAATACCTCTAATAACACCCGGATATTGAGACATAGTAAAGTAGTTAGTTACTTCAGAAGATGTTCCTAATCCTTGAGTTGTACTTAAAGTTGCACCGGTGTCTTCTCTAGTTAATTTAAAAGCAGCATCTGATGAAGCATCAAAATATGTACTAGAAGTACCTCTAAATAAAATATCTGCAATGTGTGCTGTATCTCTAAATACGGCATCATGGTTTAAATTAGAACCTGAAGGCATTTGTAAAGAAGACTTAACAGCATAAGACATATTAGGATGTTGTACTGTTACAGCATATTCTCTACCATAATTAGATGTAACAACATTGATATAAAATTCTTCTATCTTTGCTGCACTTGTATTTGTATCTGCTAATACTGTAGTTTGTTTATTTGCAACAAAAGTGTAGTCTGCAATGTTAACTAATTTAAAATCTGCTTTAGGATTAGTTGAAGTTAAATAACTAGCACCGCTTGCTATTGTAACAGGTTTTTCATTACCATCTAAATCATAAACTTTTACACCACCATTATAAAATATAACAACAAATTGATTATCTTTATCTCTTTGTATAGACCAAAATTTTACAGTGTTGGGAAATACATTCGTAGCATCTATAGTGTCTATATATTCAAAAGCAGGTCTTTTAGATAAACCATCTACAATATTGTTTTGTAAATTTACCTGTTCTTCTGCTTGATTGATACCTCTTTGTGTTGGTGTTTGTTGTGAGATACCATTCAGAAAATTAGGAATACTCTGAGATACTACTCCACCCATTAATAAGTCCTTCTAGTTGGTCTATTAATTATTGAGTAAGTATTACTATCACCTTCTAACATATTCACATCAGTTTCTTGACTATCTGCTTGGTGAAATGCCATAAGTGCTTCATTTTCATCTTGTCCAATTAATTGTACAATTTGAGCATCACCAAGAAATCTTGAAGCAAATCTTCTTGATGCTTTTTGTGTAATGTATTGTCTTGCGTATTCTGGAAGTTGTTCAAATTGTTGTACTAAAACTAAATCTACTTCTGGTACTGTTGTAAAAACATCTGTATGTGTTTCTAAATTATATAGAAAACCATTTCTTAATGTAATATTTATGTATCTAAAGTTTTTACTAGCGTCAACTTTAACGCAGTTTGAAGGTAGGGGAATTTTACTGTCTTGGTCTAATGCCAAGTTTTTATAATTTTCATGTGTATTGAAATGCCATCCTTGAGATTGAACTGACATAGAAGTTTCATCTAAAAGATTTTTTGCTGTACTTACATCAACTGATGTAGTGCCTGTAATTGAGTTAACTGGAGCCTCACCGATAACAGACAACATTATGTTTATCGCTTGTAGTTCCGTAGTTGGTGTAATCTGTGTAGTCATAATATCCTATTAGTTAGTATAGCGGCGGCTTCAGTCTCCCTCTACCGCCACTATAAATATTAAAGTTAAGCTATTACGCTTCTTTAATTCCTACAGCTGCTTCGCCTCTTAGGACACCGTGTCCCATAGCGTATTTAGCAACCATTAGAGTACCTTGTCTTCTTATATCATATTCGCTTTCAACAGCTAAATCCATAAGTTTTACAGTACCTACAGCAGAAGGATGAGATACCAAACATACGTAGTTTGATAAGTCAACAGCTTGAGGGTTTGAACCACCCGCAGTTGCTGAACCTGCATCCGGAGCCGCAGTGATAGCAGAATTTACAAAGTGTGCAGTAGGTATTAATTCAATACCTGCTACTTTAACAACTTTACCTTCCGCAATTGAACCTTGACCTGAGAAGTCAACGTTAGTTACGTTAGTACCGTTTGCTAATTTGTAGTACTCTTCTAATTTAATAAATGCTTTTCTACCTTCTTTTGGAACGTAGTTTGCATCTAATTGTTTAGCCGCATCAAACAAACTATCAATCATTGCATTAGCCGCAGTTGAAGCTGTTGCTGAAGCAATGTTAGTGTTTGTAAGTACAGTTCCTGCTGCATAACCGCTATCGGCTACGTTTGCAGAAGCTTGTGCTGCTTGACCAATTGTTTGTAAGATATGCTTATCTTTTTGGAAAGCTAACGCTCTACCAATTTCTGTAGAGTAAGCGCTTCTTACATCCCAATGGTTTTTTGCTTCTTCAA